GCAACACCTGCATAGGTTAGGGCTGCCAACGCTAACCCATCAATTATGTTGTATTGAACGCTCTCACCAGCCTTGCAGATATACTGCTGCAACTGAGGGGTAGTACCAACCGTTACGCCGCTGGTCTCCGAATACAACTTGAGGAATAGGTCGGTCGAGTTTGTGGTGTTATCAATCATCACCGAATACAAAACACAAGCACCGCCAGTGATATTGTACTGAGCGACGGGCCGCACATCCACATCGGAAACAATATACGTTGTTAGGTTGCCTGGCGCGGTGGTGGATACTGAACTCATACCAACTCCTTTGCAATGAAATACATTTCGACCGCGCTGCCGGATGGTGTGTCCCCATCACCGGAACTCAGCGAGAGCTTTGCGTCAGTGACCCTGATTGACAGAGCGGTATCGAAACGTACACCTGCCGGAATAGTTATGTCTCGTGTTGCTCCAATCGCCACCGTTAATATAATCGACGGGCTTCCCCCTGTGTCAGCATCATACAACTTAACGTGAGCAACCTGACCTGAGGCGTTGTTGATTCGGACATAGTATAGCGTGCATGGTCCACCATAAATATCGTTAGAGCCAGCATCTGTTACAACAGTATCGCGGTATATTATTTCTTTGAATCGATCAAAGGGGGTTGAGGTAACAGCCACAACGGACTCCTATGTTTCGGAAAATATGAGGTAAGCCTGGAAGGGAACTGAAGCAACGCCACCGGTATGTTTAACGTAGAGGTTGAGTGAGCCATCGGCCTCCGCCTTGTCAGTCAACACGTAATCGTGATTGAGATTTGTGACGCAGCCCATGACTGTGTCGTCACTCATTTTGCAATCAGCAGCCGCGAAATCCACCAGCCCAGTCAGCGAATACTTGGCGTTTGCGTCCTCACACAGGTCCAGACTGACGATCGACGTTCTGTTGCTTGTTGAGTTGTGAACGAACCTGAGTGTGGTGAGTCGGCATTTGGACGGCAGGCCGGTGAACGAGTGCTTCACCCAACTTAATGTTGAGTTTCCACTGATCGAAACCTGTTTGATGAGGCGAGGCATCAGGTCTCCGAAACGTGTAAAGTGACCCGAACGGTGGTTGCAACGTCATCGCATTGCCACCAAAACCACAGGCAACCTTGGTTATCAGCACCATCAGTGGCTATATAGTCAGTGTTGAGCGCGTGACTGAACGACGCCTGATTGTCTGGGTCCGTGGATTTGTGGTTGTCGAGGTCAACCTCCAGCAACCCGGTGATGGGGTGGTTGCCAGCCTCATCCTCACTCAGCCCAAATTTGAACCCGTCAGTTCTCCGGTCCTTGTCGGTGACCTGGATGACCAGTGTGGTGAGGCGAGTTTTGGCAGGAATGGTGTTGCCGAGCGTTCCTGCGCCGACCTTGATCGCTTTCCAGGTGTCTGCCGCAGCGGCGGCCACTTCCTGTGTGTTCATCGCTTTTGTCAGGCGAGGCATCAAGTCTCCGAAAACGTGAGGTAAACCTTGATTGTCGGGGTGTCTGACCCGTTGTTTTTCCACCAGAAATACAACTTTCCGGCTGACGTTGCGTCCGACGTGACTATGTAGTCCTGGTCGAGTGTCCAACTGACGCAGCCTTTAGCGGTCAGGTTGATGAGACTGTTCGTTTTGGTCTGCTTGATGAGGCCGGTGATGGGATGCTCCCCAGCGGTGTCCTCACTCAGCCCCATCTCAAAAGAGTTGCTGTCAGACAAACCACCCGTGATGTGGACCCGCATTGTGGTGAGGCGGCACTTGCTGTACACGTCGTGGTATTTACCGTCAGCGGTGGAACCAAGCGTTGTATAGGCCCAGGATGTCCCCCCTGTCATGGCACCGTAAGCCTGTTTGATAAGTCGTGGCATTGTCTATCTCCTACAAGGGTCTACTGGTCAACGGTGAAGAACGGTTCTCGGTAACTCTTCGAGGATGTCGTGATCGACCATCCACTTCTCATACGCATCAGTCCACCCTTGCTCATAGAAGTGGCGGTTATCCCACGGTGACTCAGAGATAACCTTGACGCCGGTTAACACCCGAAGATAACGTAGCGTTACGCCAATCTCACTCCACTCACCGACATCCAAACCTGCTTCCCGCATCCTGTCGGGGTCGCTGGCAAGTGATGAGTTGAATACATCAAGTGCCGCCGCCTGGTCGCTTAACAACCGCGAGTATGGCTGGTTACCAAGCTGATAAATCCGTGTAGCCAACGCTCTTGCAGCGTTGCGCTTAGGGCTATACATTTCGTAATATCCAGTGAGGTGTCGCATCCCTTGGCTTAAAGCTGGGCCGATTCCTAACGGGTACGCTTCCAGAGTCTTTATGGCAGCGCCAATCTGCCGGGCGTTGTTCATATCTTCTATGGACATATCGTAGAAGAAGTGGTGGCCGGTTATCCGTTCAACCGCCAGCTTGGTTAGGAAGTTTGCCCGAGATGCCCACCTAAGACCAAATATCTCTGACTCGGCCCTCCTTAGTTCGTTAATCCGTCTGGCCTCTTCTGTGTTTATGCCGAGCATTGTAGCTGTGGGGGTTAACACCCTCGCCTTCACGAACCCTTCAATAAAATCCTCAAGCAACCCAACCTCTTCCATGGCTGCTTCGATAGGTGTTTGAAGACCCTCGATGGCGACGTTTCGGAGACCTGGGATGGGAACCCTGATTCGAGACAACTGGTACGGTCTTCTGGATTTCAGACTGCCTGGTGAGTATGGCCGAGGTTCTGCGTAAGGCAACCCTGCCTCGTCTCGATTCATTGCAGCGACCATCTTTGGTGCGCCCTCAAGCAAGAGTCGTTGGTACGCCGCAAAAACAATAGGCTTCTCTTTAGCCAAAGTTCCTTGCAACATGAGGTTGCGATGCCGCCAAACGAAGAACGGAATGAGCGGTCTCAGGTAGTGCTTTTGTACTCCTGTCAGGTCGTCGTAGTTGAATAAATACTTCTCAACATGCGCGCGCGCTGAGTCCCAACTGCCTCCTCGGCGCAGGTTGCCTTGAAAGTTGATCATCCTGGCTTGGTTCTCAATGAACCGAGAAAGGCCTGCGTTGTAATGCTTGCCTAAAGAGAGCGGTACCCACAGTCCACCAGAAACCATAGCTGGTGCCGTCATAAAGAAGATGTCCTCAGCAGTGCTGGCGGACTCCCTGACTCCATCCTTGACGGATTTCAAAACCCCCGCTGCACCAGCAGGATCCTTTTTCATCGCAGCAATGATGCCAGCCTGTTGAGCAACCCGGTCTAAATCAACGTACTGATGATAGTTGGGGGCTATGATTCCTGAGTTTCTCAACTCAACAATGCACTCATCCAAGCTACGCAAGATCCCATCACCAAGATCCATCCCGCCTTTCAGCACGTCCGTCCCGAGCACCTTGTTAGCAAACCACAGTCTGCTACCCATGATCTTGTGTGGCATATCCAGGTGCGCCCACCCTTTAGCCGCCCCCTCCTTCATGCCTTTCGCCCAAGACAATGGGTTGGCTAAAACATAGGGCTGCTTCTTCCAGATTGCAGGGAGAGAACTGGCGTAGTCTTTGTGTGCCATAACTTCCATTGCTCTCGCCACTGAGCCGTGGACCTCAGCAAGCGGAGCGAAGTGACTGATAAGGGCCGCCTGCAACTGAGTCTTTGGATCAAACGCTGCGCCAGGACCCAAGTCGATGAGGTTTGAAATGGTGTTGGTGACGTGGTTTCGACCAATGAAACCAAGAGACAGGATGGTTACCCTTGCTTTCCAAAACTCATTAAACTGACGCCCCAGCCTCCCAGCAAAACGGAGAACATGTGTTGTCCTGTCGGCATCTGCCTCTTGAGCTATGGTCATTAATGTTTTTGGGTGCAACTGGGCCATTGACTCAGCGACTTGGCGCGGAACATACAGACGCCAAGCACTCTTCTCGTAGTAATTTGAGAGATCCGATCCACGGATTGTGGGGCCGGTCTCGCCAGCCGTGTTCAAAACCTCGTTGAGTTTGTTTGCAATCTCTTCCCACGCTTCCTTTTTTCCAATCTTTCCATCCATCATCCTGGCATCGAAGGCTTTCTGTAAGTCTTCAAGAGGGACATCCAGGTCATCAATGAACTGCTGGTTCCTAAGCAATAATCGAGCATGCTCGATGCGGGAAGCCTGACGAATGCGTGGTACGGATCGCAACCATGCTTGCCACCGCTCTGGCTTCTTGTTTGCCTCAATGAGGCCGGTAATCATCTCTGCTGTAACGCCTTCCCTTTTCCAATCTTCGCGGCTCCCATTAAAAATAATCTCTGCCATCTCGGTTGTTAAACCTTCAACACGAGCTTTCGACGAGCGGTACAACGGGATGTATCCCGCCTTGAATGCTTGGGTTGCCGCTGTTGCTTCGGGTGTAGAAACAAACGTCCTCACAACACCGCCCTCAAACATTGCAGCCAGGAAGTCGTCAGCCCCAATACTTCTGTTGAACTGCATCATTCGAGCAGAGGTGAGCATCGGATCGAATGTGAATGTAGCATCAATAACTGTTGATGCGTTGACCTCCGCTGCCGTACCAGCGTAGAACCGGCTACGCTGACTATCTATCTGTGCGCCAAGCAGGTCCTCAATCTTTGATGTTCCTCTACGAATGTCTTCTGAGAGGTTCGCCCGCTTCTGTCTCCAAGAAGCAAACCCGTTCGCGGACGCGATAGCGGCCTTGTCTCTATCCATAATCTCTTTGTTCAGAGCTTCAGTCGCCTCTCTTATTGCCGTCGCATCGCCAGACTCAACTGCTTTATCTTTCGCTTCCTTCAACAGCTTTATTGCTTCTGCATGATCTTCAGGTTGAGTCATGTTCTTGATGTGGGGAGCGTAGTTAACGACCATATGGCTACGCATTCTCGTTACAGGATCTAAGATGAAGTCCGCGCCACGGATGTCAAGCCGATCCGAGTATGATGCCCATGTCTCACCAAACATCTTGACGAGGTAGAGAAGATCATCAGGCGGGCGATCAACCAGCCTTTGACCAACAAGGCTTCGTTCGCCCCACTTGTGAGTCAATCGCTTGAATACATCTTTCTCAATGCTTCGACCAAGCCGATACCCTGCCTCTGGTGGCTCAATGTTTCGTTGGACTGACATTGCCGCTAACATCCACTCTTCCTCAGTGTAGTCTCGAACGGCTGGATGTACTGGCGATAGCTCCTCAACAATCTCACCATCAACAATGCTTCTCTTGGTGAATGATTGACGTGGGCCTGGGTTGGTGAGGATTGAGTAGCCATACTTGCTTGGCTGAGTCATCTGTTGGTACCAAGACCAAAGCTCAATCTCCCACTCTTCAAGGGGGAGGTCTTTCTTTGATAGGGAAACCATCTTGCGGGCCTTGTTGATCTTATCCTGACCCGTTGCCTTGTATAGCGCGTAGTAGTGGCTCCTGGCCTCATCCAGCGCCTCTTGAGCCTCCTGTGTGCCCAGCTTCATAAGATTATCTTCTGCGGCCTCGACGGCCTTTTTGGCCTCGGCCATCTGGTGAGGGCGGCCTTGGTTCTCAAGCTCCTCAAGATTCTTTTTAGCGGCGGCAATACGTTCATCGCTCGACGCGATTCTGGGTTTCAGATTGTTGACGTAATCCTCAAAACTAACACCATCATCCATTATCAGGCGGGCTTCGGCTCGGGCAAGCTCATCATGCAGCAGCTTCTCGGCGCTAACATACTCTCGCTTAGCGGACTCAATAACAAGGTCGGCGTCGTCAAGAGCAGACCTATAGAACTTATCTCTCGCCGCCTCTTTTCCAGCCTTGGCTGCATCCTCATGTAGTTTAAGGTTCTTCTTGGCGGCCTCCATAGCGTTGTCGAACAAGAGGCGTGCAGACCGGTGTGAGGACTCAGCAGCGATGCGTTGCTCGTCAAGGACCCTTATCTTGATGGCACGGTCAGAGTTGCTTTTTAGGTTAGAAATCTTTGCATCCGCCGCAGCCCTGATGCTTTTCTGTTTAGCTTCCTGGTTAGCTATCAACCTCTTATGGAACTCCACCAACTCATCGAACCTTGCAGTCTCTTGAGAGATCAAGTCACTCAATGCTGCTTTCCGCGCGTCCTCGGCACGGATCGTAGATTCACTCTTGTGTTTGGGTGTTTTTTTGTTGAGTTCATCAAGAGCTTTCTTCAGGCTATCAATCTTCTTCTTGGATGCATCCTTAGCTTTTCGCGACCTGTAGAGTTTAGGTTTGTGCTCCTTATGTGATGCCCTAAGATCCTTTTGGGTTCTGCTTTTAATGGCGGCAATGTCTCGGTCCAGCCTTGGGTCTCTTGGTTGAGCTTTAGCTTCCTTGAGGCGTTCCTTTAGGATGTTCAACTCGCGCCTTATCTTGTCATCAGCATCCGTCCATTTGGACGTTGCTTTTCCTTGCTGGGAGGTAAATTCATCTTGGTGTTTCTTTAAGACGGCCTCCAGCCGACTAAGCTCCCCAGCAAGCTCGTCGTTGAGCTTACTCTCACGAGCGGCCTTGATTAGTTCCCTCGCTTCAGGAGAGAGAAACCCCTCCCAAGCCCTGCTCTCCAACAGATCAATCTCCCTCTGGATGCGGGTAGCGTTGTCTTTAAGAGGCTGTAGCAATCGCATTTGCTCACGGTAGCGGGCAGCATCGCCCTTCATGTCTCCTCTTAAAACCATCTGAACCAGGCTTTGTTGAATCTCCTGAACAGGCTTGTTGATTCGATCACTGAGGGTCTTGATGAAGTCCTCAACAATCTCCCTGAGAGGAATGAGATCCTGACGCTCCAACTCCATCTTGCCTGAGCCAATCTCCCAGTAGTGGTTAGCCTCCACCAAAACGTCGTCGAACGACTGGGCTTCCGTCATTGTTCCTTCAGCAAGACGGGCCTCGTAAACCCGCTTCGCTTCATTGAACGCCATGATTTGGAACCGCTGAACGTCAGAGTCTGCTGCGGAAAGGGTTCGCGCATATTCGCTCCATGCGCTTTGATATGCATTCCAAATCTCGTTTGAGACCCGACCCAACACAACGTCCGCGAAACCTAAACGATGAAGTACCGACGAACCCATTCCTGAACTTGCCAAATGAGCAAACTCGGCATTGTTTCGGATCTTTGTTAGATATGGGCGGATTCCGCGATGACCAACCATGCTGGCCAATAAATCCCACGTCCACGATGCCAGTTCTAAAGGAGCCTTAACCGTTACATCTGTCCCAACCTTAAGGGTGCTGTGAACGATGGCGGAAAGAGCCTCGCCGTATGAGACCCCATTGCTCCCAGAGGGGACGGTGGCGGTCGATCTGCGCTTCGCTGCGGCACGCTCAGAACCCTCCTTAACAATCTTTGATAGAGCTTTTGCGGGGTCAACAATAAGGGACGCACCCTTGTTGGCGGCTGTAGCCAACGGGGAAAACACCTTACCAACAAGGTCCCCGTCAGGAAAGAGCCGTAGCGTTGACTCCGTGAACGGGATGTGCCACACCAAACTTCCAGTCTCATCCGTTAATAAAGACCGCTTTGAGACAAGCATGTGCTTCAATGTTTCTCTTGCCCGCTCCGTTCCTTGAATCAGGTTTTTCTGACGCAGAGAATAGCTTGTGATCGATTGTTGTAAGCCGGAGACGACGCCGTCAGAACCCATCTCACCCTTGTCGAGCGCAGCCATTTGTTCGTTCAACCGTTGAGTGTGCCGCTCAACATCTTGATCCCACTGAGCCTTCTGGCGCTTCGCTACCTTGCTATGCCTCGACATGTTGGACGGCCCAGCCTCCCTGGCAGCGGCGAGCCGGATCTTCTGAAGCTCTTGCTCTTTTCTCCACGCTGTTAGCGCTGCGTCTGGATCATTACTAAGGTTTTCAATGATTCGAGTATACTCGTCCACCCTTTCTTGTATATCATCAACCCTGCTTTGAGCCTGACCAATCGCTTCTTGGAACGCCTTGGTGGATACTTGAACCTCCTCGTCGGACTCCTTAAGAATGATGTTCAAACCATGGCGCAGTAGTGATTCTTCTTTTGCAGACCTATTGATAACTTCAGATGAAGTGTGAGCCACGACACTGGTTAAGAAGCTGCTCGACTCAACAACTGAGCGGGACACCCGGTACGCCTTGTCGGCCTTATGTACAAGCATCCCACCTTTGGCTGGGCCAGCAAGCCAAAGCGGATCGACCGTCATCTCCATCGCTATGCCGAGCAGGTGGCGGCCTGTGTGGGTGGACATTCCCTCAAAAAAATCACGAGCGCCAGAACCTTCCTCAAAGGTCTCAGCCAGCCTTTCCGCAAGCTCAACCGGGAGGGCTGCGTCAATAATGTCAACACCTTGAGTGTTGTGGTGTATCGGGTTTTCAGACCTGCCAAACATACCATCACGGCCATGCAGTCCAGATCCTGGGCGCAACCACTGAGCGAAATAGTCAGTCTCTTGAACACCCCATGACCCACGCTCAAGCAACCTAATGTCTGGCGCTCCTATCCCTGACTCAATTAAACCCATACCATCAATGGGCGACAACAGCAGCGCGGCAGGGTTCGGCAGTAAGACGTTGTGGTTTTCAACCCAGTAACTGGGTCCACCAATCCCCGCCCTGAACAACTCGCCTGTCGATCCTGCTCTGTACAGGTTTGCACCAATATCACCATACAAGGTCCACCTGTCCCAGGTCTCACCTATTTCCCAAGGGAGAAGCGACGTTACATCATCGACAGGAAGCCCTACCGCATTAGTGAGCGTTCGTTGAGCCATGGTGGGAACAAACTTGGCTGCCTTTGCAGCGAACCCCCACAACCCATCTTGAGGTAGAAACTCAACCCCCCAGCCCTCTATTTCTTTTTCGAGGGCGGTTTTCTCAAACAGCTTTCCAAGACGCTCGCCGACCAGACCTGCCGCAACTCCGTATCCGCGCGCCACCCAAGTGGCCGCATCTCCCGCCATGTTGCCGAGAGTTCTGGAAATATTGTCTCGCTCTTGTGGTGTTGGGTCTGGCATCAATGCAGCCAGAGCGGTGCCTCCAGCCCACAAGACGCGCCTCGGATCGTCAAACGTATCGACGGCACCCAAGTGTCTTAGCCAGCTTACTTCAGATGCAGTCTCAACATCATCTGCTGTAGCGAGGAGGTTCTGCCTGAAGCCTCTGCGGGCATACGAGGATCGGCCAAGCTGCTCCATCCCAAGGCGGCGACCCCTGTGACCAGTCCACATTTGGGTTGAACGGTGAAGCCGTCTCTCCGATTCCCCTGGGGGGAACCTGATATTCCTACTCAGACGTTCGTGCCTGGCCTGCTCCATGGCCCCAACTTGTGCGTCGGGGTGCTCTTCTGGGTCTCTCGCGTCTACGGATTCAACAGGAACAATCCCTGAAGCAGCATTGCGAGCCTCCCAATGTCTCTGGCTCGCAAGCTCGCTAACCTGACCAAGGCCTTCCTCTTCCCTTCTGGCTTTGACATATTCTCGAACGCTGGGGGAAAGAAAGCCTAACGGATCATATGCCATCACTGCACCTCCGTGCTCACCCCTAACCGTTTTGCGAGATCGGAGATACTCTTCTGTCTCTCAGCAGTGTACTTGCTCTGGATTCCCTTGCGGCGATAGTTGATGTCCATCATCTTCTCCACACTCATCGGGATACTGCTCGGCCCCCTACCTTTCGGGGTGACGCCACCGGGAGTTGGCGCAGCGTCTTGGGTTGCTTGTTCTTCTGGGGGTGGGCGACCAGGAGGATCGGGTTGTGGTGCCCGTTGTTCTGGCGGTCTTGGGGGAGGGGTTGGCACTGACACCGGGGTTTCATCAGCGTCGTCACGACGCGCAGCCTGGCGTTCAGCCCGGCGCTCTCGCATTAAGTCCCCAGAGCGCTTAATGTCACCCCTCCAACCCATGTTAGCATCAGGGTGTTGGGTCCCAACGTACTCCCTAATCTCAGCATCTGTTACGCTGGGGTCAGCAGCAAACCTAAACACATCCGACCAAGACTTACCGAGACCAAGGATGGCCATCTTTACAGCATATGGATCGTTAGTGCTGGCGAAGCCTGTCGCGCGGGCGACCCGCTCGAAACCAGGAGTGCCCCTTATTTCGTTCATCTGATCAATCAGAGGATCTCCCGATGAAGTCAGCAGCCGGTCACGATCTGTGTCAAACTGCTCAATATCGGCAATGCTGTTGTCTGCCGTGTATTGCTGAAGAGCGTCCAACCAAACCTGTGGGTCCCTGTTTGCAGGGTCAGCCGAATCAGTATAGTTCTCCATCATCGTCAAGAGGACCTTATTGGCCCTGGCTGCATCGCCAGACCCCCAGTTCTGATCCTCACTGAGTTCGATTACTAACTGCTCAACCCGTTTCATTTCCTCAAACGAAGCCCCTCTTCGTTCGCTGCGTTCCCGCCGATCCTCGGCGGTGTAGTTAAGCATTGAAGCAACGCTGCTGCCCATTCTTGGGTTCCAAACTAAAGCGTTAGCCGCCTGGTTCGCGCCAGCCGTGCCTTGAAATGCTATGGCGGGGTTACTATATCCCAGGCCGTGACCAAAATTTTCGTGGAACGCGTTCAGGCCATCCAAAAGCATTTCCCTTACCAGCACCCCTCCTCTCCTGGCCGCTATGTCCTTCAAAGCAAGCACTTGGTCAGGGTTCATTGGGGCACCTGCTCTTGTCAGGCCTTGCTGGCCACTACGAACTTCGTTCATAGCGGCGGTCGCATACACATCCATGCTTCCAGCAAGAAGGGCTGCTGGACTTCCAGGCACGTAGGCTCCCAGCCCAGTGTCCGCAGTAGCTTCATCCAAGGCGGCAGTGGTCTCGTTGAGTTTAGCTACAGCATCAATATACGCGGGATCATTAAGATACGTGGGCGGCATCGGGTTTTGGGGATCGGCCCTCTTAACCCAGTACCCACCGTCTGGACCAGAAGCGGGAACGGCGGATTCAACCCAGAAACGGAGCGCCGGATCTGCATCGGAAGCAGGGGCTTCTCTCCAAGACCACGGGCCTTCGTAGTCTTCAGTAGAAGGTGGGCGGCCTGTCGCTTCATAGATTTGATTCAACGCAGCTTGAGCGGTGTCCACACCCAACTGTAATCCGGTGATAGCAGACTGATCGATAAACCCCAACACCCCCAAAAAGTGGTTAGCGGCACCATTGTTGCCGGATGGATCCTGTCCGGTCCCGAACCTTTCTCTAATCTCAGCGCTGCTCATCGAAGCGTACTCTGCGACGGCATCGTATGCTTCTCCGCTGCCTTCTAAAAGGTCTCGCCTGAACGCATTCGATACCAGCACCTCGTTGGAGGCGTTTTGGAGATTGGCTTGCACCGCAGGGTTTGGGGCCTCCCAATAAGACTCGTTACGGATGGCATTATCTAACGCCTCAGCGACCACACCCGTATCGTGTTTAACCTTTGAGTCACTTGCCTTGCGAATAATCTCTCCAAGCGCCGCAGACGCGCTGGCAAGCGAAGAAAGAGCCTCCCCACTTGGAGCGCCGTGGACTCTATTGTACGTCTCCATTAAGTTGTTCATTACTTGGGCTTGATTTTGCTCAGCAAGGGCTTTGTCTCTTGTGTTTGCAGCAAGCAGAGACTCGCGCTGGTGATCGCTCATCCCTTCACCGGGCGTAGCTAACCCCTCGTAATATCCAGACAGGTATCGCATAAGTTCTGAAGCAAAAAGCCACCACATTGTTGTACCCCTTATCCTGGCAGTTTGGTTGCGGCTGCAATCTTTCTTTCGGAAGCCCCTTGGCCCATTCCCGCAAGGTAAGATTCAGAACCCTCTGTTGCCTTTACTGCTCGATCCATCCTCTTGTTTCTCATGTCCTCAGCCATAGCAGCCTTCATGTACGCGGCCTCACGTTGGCGCTGAGCTTCTTCAAGGTCTTGCTGGCGCACAGAACTCATCATCTGAGACTCGGCTCCGAGTCTTTGCTTGGACAACTCCTGTTGAGCGGCGAATGCTTGACCACTACCTAAGTTGGCACCCCGTAAGCTCTTAGCTCTGGCTTCCTCAATAGTTGAATCAATTTGACCCATACCCTCGGCTTGGGCTTGCTGCCTCTTAGATCTTGACATCCCGCCTTCGCCACCAGAAACTCTTCCCAGTTCATCGAGGGAACTTTTCCCGTAGGCTTTCTCGATCTTTGATTTGCGCCCCGCCCACATTCCCTTAGCGGCAGATGCTCCAGCGGCGAGGGCCATTGCTGTTCCGACCGTTATCGACATAATGAAACTCCTTGTTGTCTTTAGTTGCGCGTCAACGGATCGCGAGAATCCACGCAGCGCAAGTTGGGATCAAAGTCTTCGCTTTAAGTGTGTCTGGAGCGAACACTTGAGCACCAATCTGAACCTCGAACTTAAAAAATCCAGGTCCAGTGTGGGCGTGCATCCCGCTCTTCTCAACGTATCTCCATCGCTGCTCATCCATCTGCCCAACATACGTGTCAGTTTCACCGAAGTCCTCTATGTCAGCGTGGGTGGCAGCCTCGTCCGAATCACGCCCTGGGGGCAGCATTACCCGGTGAGCATGGGTGGGTTGAGATCCAGAGAAGGAGTCATTGATCCTAACGTGAACATCCCAATACTCAGCCTTAGGTGTGTCGTCGTGGTCCCACAGTGTGGCATCGTGACGGAACAGAGCTTGATAGCCATAAATGATTGTGCATTTATATGGAATGAAGACCTGTTGAGACAGGCCAGCGATGGGTATCCTAATGGAGCTTATTCTCTCAGCCCCAACACCAGAGGGGGTGTAAGTGCTACGGCTGGCCTGAGACGCATAATAGTACTCCCAGCGGTCTGTACCCCAATAGGCACCTCGCGCAAACGTGCCTATCTGAACCATCCAAGGCTGGATGGTTATTGCTTCACCAGACGCTCCGCCCTCATTAAAGTCAACATTCTCCCGATTAAGGTTGCCGTTCAGAGACTCTAAGGATCTGTTTGAGTTGGCCGTGTCGTACAGGGCACCCGTGGTTGGGTCGTCTGGCCTGTACAATTCTCTACTGGGAAGCGTGTCACCAGCAATCACCATTGGTGGTATCTGGGGCATAGGCTATCTACCCCCGCCTCGCGGTGGCGGGCGGCGTGGTGGTAGAGATCTGGCTCGCTGGGTTGCTGTTCCAGCTTTAGCAACACTCGCTGGATCAGAAGCTCTCGCAGAACCTAAAGAAGATGATGGTGGCGCCACGGTCGGGTCCGCACCAGAGACACCAGGGTCAGGCATTTGAAGCAGGGCTGGACCCCCCTCTCCTCCGCTCATCATTGTCTGGTACTGCTCTTGATCTCTAAACTCTCTCTTGGTCCGGCGAGCACCTGGGTCTTTTCGTTGTGGGATGATTCTATATCCGCCCGGCACGGCTTTTACTGGCATGGTTGACTCCTTAGTAGTTGTGTGACTTAAACGAGAGGAACATATGATACCCTCCAGCTATCTGCGGATCGCAACTAGTAAAGGCAGTACCGCCAACACCATTGGCTGTTCCGCCGGACAACTTAGCTCCAAGCAAGTTGAGTTCCGTAAGAATGAACGGCTCGGTTCTTGCGGACGTGTCAATGCAGTACCAAAAGGACACATTGTCCTCTTGGATCGACGCAGCCCATGGTAATGTGGGAATGGTATTTCTGACCACATTGACTGACTGTTGGGCCATAGTTTCTGCGCCGCCGTTGATTTTATAGGAGCCACCGAACATAGTGAACCAATGCCAGTGGTTATCGGTGGTCCAATTCTTGATCCGCAGTGAATAATAGACGACGATCATCCCTGGGTGAAGAGCGTATCCGCTTCCAGAGCCATTGAGCTGAAGAGGGGAAATGTCAGTGTGGCCATTCCATGTGGTCTCATTGGTAGCGCCAGCAGTTATTGTGACCATATCCCCATAGTCGAACGATGCAGAGTCTGACTCCTCAAGAATGCCCGAGGTGGTGGCGCTTGTTATATAGCCGGTTGGAGAGCCTGAGACGGCAAGGGCTTTGCCGGGATTAAAGTGTTGCGGACCAAACGTGGCTCGGCCAAGGTTCTCCTGCTTGAGGTTATTCACTGTGTTGCGAACGACATCAAACATGTCTTCAACATCAGCCTTCTCAATGACTTCGCCAGCTTTTGGTGGTTTTACTGACATGTTACTTCCCCAAGTCGCCACCGCGCGCGAAACGGATGACTGTCATTTGACGGTTACCTATAACTACTTTGTCAACTGGAGGGTTGTCGATGGAGGCGGTTAACCATGCTGTGTATTCATCGGTGGCCTCAGCAGCAGCCTGTACCGCCGCGCTTCCTTGGCCAGCCATTGCTGACACACGGTGACTCCCAGCATCAAGGAAGGCCATTGTTGTGATGCTTGTTACCGCCGTAAGACCAGGAAGGCCCGTGCCTCTTTCCAGCCCGTCCATTGATCGGGCTGCTGGACCAGCGCCTGGTGGTATGGTCCCATCAATGGAGATTCTAACGCGCGGGCGAATCTCTAATGGCGGGCTTGCGCCGAAGGCCCACCCTGCCATTTCAGCGTACTGAAATGAGAATGTTACAAAGACAAGCTCTGGGTATTCAGATGTCCACGCTGGCCAATCGTCTGAACCAAGATCGATTTCTTGCAGCCCGCGCGCGTAGGGTATCTGAAAGAGGTCCGCATTGGCTGTGGTTAGCACGGGTGGGCCTGTGCTGGAGATACCCAACCCAGTCTGAACCCCGGCGCTCATCACCACAACGTGAGTGCCCCGCTCAAGATCGGTATGATTAAATGCTTGACTCTGAAACTGATACTGGCACGTATCCGAAGCAACCCTGTGAGCTTCTTGGAATTCGTTGGCGACCTTGTCTGGATCAGCCACATCGCTATCATAAAGCCCATACGGGAAATACAGCACCTCACCCCTCCCCGCCAGAAGCACGACTGAACTTCCCAGACGTGACCGGGCCATAAAGATCAATATTAAACAAAGCTACCCTCGACCCTGTACTCAGAGAAACTTGTAGGGTTCTCGCGTTAGGCGCATCAACTGGAACCTGTGTAGAGAAGAACCGAGGCTCCCTCCATACGTCTGAGTTAAAAACCGCGTGATCCATTGCTGCCACATCCTCTTCAGGGTGGCAGGACTCTATGTATTGAGGCTCAGTGACGGGGTCGATATTGTTATGGTTCTTAAAAACGCTGACGGACGAAGCGCCCAGATTTGCATCCTCACCAGAAACAACAAGCCAGGCCCCACGCTTACTGGCATGCATCTCTGGCCCAAACTCCGACATCCCAACCCAGCCCGTCTTGTATACAGCCGTAGTAAAGGGAGAGCACCCTCGACCCCGTTTCCAGCCCCGCCCATAAACGCTAACCCCATAGTCCACGATTCCAGAACCAGTTGTCCCCTCGTAAGCCCCGGCCACAAGAATCATGTTCTCATTAGGAATTGAGAGGCAGGCGTTAACTTCCGTCATATGGGTTAGGATTCTCCAACCTCCAGACACATAGTCCCAAACGAAGCCCATGTTCGGCTTGGTGCTATCATGCATCGGTAGCCAAAAAACAAGCTCTTTATTCTTAGCATCAAACCAAGACACGCCCATCCTGGCCATGGTGGAGTTAACTCCTTGAAGCCTCTTGGTGATCGCCTTACCAACATCCTCAACACCCTCAGGCCCCAAGCGCCAAAACGTGCCCGACCCATACCAGACTATGTTGCCGGATGGATCAGCTTGAACCAAGGACGGGCCAGCGCACCCGGCTGTTGGATGAAGAGTTCCTAACTGCCAAGACGGGTAACCGCCACCAACATAGTGGGTTGCATTCTCCTTAAACACCAACAACGCTGGTGACTTTGACCCAGGAATAGAGGCAGAAAACGATCCAGTTATCGGGCCTGTTGATGGGTAAACATCCATCCAATGGCCGAAAAGAATGGACTCAGGAATGGGTCCGCTAAAGCTCTCTTGCTCAGACCACCAAACTCTTGATGGGTGTGACTCTGTCCGCATATACCACATGCTTCCATTGAAGTGCCGGATAAAGTACGGGCCGATAGGGAAAGGCTCCCTGTCCTGCCATGGTGCCCCAAGTTCGCCATCAGGAATGTCATCAATGTAGTCAGTAGCTACTGTATTAGGGATCCGGTGGACAAACCGAAACGACCCATCGTCACCTGGGGGGAGGCGTTGGAGGTTCCTTGTTCTGAGAATGATTCTGGCGATACAGTTGTCTGGACCATGAGGGATAGACAATAGCCTGAACTTTTTCAATAACTCATCAGGCTTCTCTTCAATCGTTGATCCGGTATATTGGCAAACCTGCTTTCTGATTGAAACCATTCCACCAGGGTCCGACATAGCGGAATACGCACCGTCCGTTCCCTCATAGACAACAGCATACCGCCAGTGACCAACATCGACGCCCCCAACAGTATGTACTGCTGGGCCAGACCCACCCTCCTCAGTCCAGTTAGATTCAGCATTGCCTATCCGGCCCCGGTGAGACCAGCCACCAGAGTTTTCCTTCCCTGTCGCATTCTTGTTTTCGCGCGCCGGACCCAAGGCGTCTGGTGGTGATGGTTTTTGGGTGAAACCAACCCTCCTGATCCGATGCCCATCCCAACACCAAACAGAACCCCCGTCACAATATGAGAAGTAGATCCTGTTTGCTACCGTCTCAACCTGGGATGGATACCGTGGTGTAGAGATGGGCTTAACGCTGTAAGAACCACCACCAACCTTGGCGTACTCGCGCTGCTCCTCTATGCCCACATCTTCAGTGGACGTAAGAATGCTCTGCGACCTGTTCCATGGGGCAAACCTCCAAACCCCAGAACCATCTAAAAGCAGAATCTCAGGGGCCTCCCCATCCCTCATCATAAACCCCATACCGATGGTGGTGACTAACGGCTCGGGTTTTGAAAAGTAAACATTCAGCCCGGTGCCCTGCGTGTTGACCCATGGTGCAGGTAGGAGATAGGTCATGCTTGGCTGGCTAACCAGGAAGCCCTGCTCGTTAACGTGGAAGTTCTCGATGAGAGAAGCGGTGCTTCCATCAGAGAACGGAGACTCATCCATTATTCGAGCAAGCCCGACCGGTTGGCTGCTGTAATCTCCCCACCCATACCAGCCTGTCCGATGCTTACGGTACGGCATTACCCCTCCGTTACAGTCTGCCCACGAGCAGGCCATAAGCCTGACGAGGATACGCTCATCCCGTCACCAAACGAAATAAGGGTGGCGGTTTCTATCCCCATCATCCGAATAAGACGCTGCTTATGTTGTTCATACTCGGCAAGATACAGTTGTTTCCGTTCAAGGTTCCCGTCGCGATCACCAACGAGGTACGAAGCGCATAGCGCAAAGAGGCTATCAATGCACTCTTCGGGGACGCGGGGGGTATCACTGTCATGGTGCAACTGAGGAGGCCTACGAACGACATGCATGAGAACTGGAACAGACGTTGTTGGTAACCTATCGAACCTTATAGACTGATGGCCATGCCAAGCCTCAAGAGAGACTCGCCTGTCTGGTGGGTCCTCCTGGCCGTAGTCCTCAACAGAGGTAACGTCGGCGTCAATAATCTTCCACAGATAATAAACCCCATCCGCTGGGTAGTTCTCATCGTTAGGCCCTGTCCCGACCATTACCGGACCAGTCTGTGTTGCGTGCCTGGCTCGAAATATCCACTTCTCCACGCCGTACTTTCCATGGCTTGGCATTGTGGTGTCTGGATTGTAGCCGTGAGCCAGGGCCACGTTTGGGGTTTTTATTTCAATCCTATCACCGCCCCATACGGTTGACGCTTGAATGCTGGCAGAGCTTGATGCTGAGATGTACCAAGGGTTTCTGTTGCCCTCGTTTGTGACATCGTAGTTGGGGCGACGGCCCCAAACATGAACCACCTTATAGCTGAATGTACCAGCCGGGCCATATTTCGGTTGATGAGCACCAACTGAACCGTGCTCATTGCCAGAGTCATCGTAGCCCCAACGCTCGGCGGCGGGTGGCATCGAAGCCCCGTCAAGACCAGGACTGGGGGCAATCAGCCTGCCAATCTGGGGAGTATACCTTGGTGCTGGCAACTGAAAGAAATCGCCGCGCGCCCACGCTTGGGGGGTGCCTTTTGCGCGCCACCCAACACTCTGCCTTATTCGATCCTGATCGCCCCTAAGCATAGGTGAGACCGTGTCTGACGGCGAACTGTCAGGGTTGTACACAAGATTAATAACTTTCTGGATGTCCGCCTGATAGGGGTAGTCCAAAGTTAAAATCCGAAACGACAAGGCCGTATCGGTTGTGTTTTTCCATTGGTGATCGAGAACAAACTGATCGGCGCTCGCAATTTCAGCACCACCCGTTGGGGTGTGGCTTGCTTTGTAGTGATCTTGTATTCTACGAAAGTGATACTTAGACCCATCGTAGATCTCAAGCCATCGGCCACGCAGTTCTTCAGAGTCAGAGAGAGTCCCGCTTGTTTCGTTACGCACGAGAACGAGAGGGTCGGTTACCGCGCCTGATGAGGGTCCTGTGCCCTTATAAACGCGGAGAGTCCCCCCCTCGAATGGTGGCTCCGTTACAAACCGGAACTCCTCCGAGAGAAGAACGTCAGGAAGATCCGACCACAGGTGACGCAACGCTGAGTTCAGCGAGGCGTCAAACCTGTTGTTTCCAGTGGTCGTGTCTTCAGGAAACCCCATCCGAACTCGGAATCGTTCCCGAAGGTCCTGTCTTGTCCCCACGGGTCACTCCTGAGTTGGGTTACATTATGTCAAACTGAAATAGTCCTGACGCATCAATGGCCAACCCACCAGTGTCTACGCATCGTCCGATTTCTTGGGACACAGAGGCGTCACCAACCTTTCCGTCAGAACCCTCGGTGCCGATAAACGCGCCAGCAGCGGTCGCAGATTCAGCAACGGCAGTCCCAACGCCCTTCACTAAGAACCACCCGTATTGGTTGGCCGCGATGGCGTTTTGTGGAACACCATAGATTTTGGATCGGCGGTGGTTCGATGCGGCACATTGTACAACCAACTCTGGATCCAAGTTGCTGCTGCCAGATTCTTGCAGGTAGACCAACCCAAGAGTGCAGCCGCCAGCGGGAGCCTTACCATGTCGGTATAGCTGAACGCCGTTGTCTGGGTGCGTATACCACATGAGCGTGCCCTTTGGGGCCATCCGAGTAGCACTCGTTGTGGACGGGTCCGTCGTAACATTTTTATTAGTTAACATGTCTTTTCCTAAATGAGAGGTGGCGAACCACCGCACTATCACATTGCGACAGTGACTGCGGTGGTGGATGTTGCACCCTGGGTGAGCAGGTTGGTGATAACGAGTTGAGCTTCCAACACCAAGAACGCGATGGACCCATCAACATTGCTGGTGTTCAGACCGTCGTAGAACTTTGTGACGCGGAAGCTGTTGTTCGCATTGACCCACCATTCGATGGATTCAGGATTTAGCAAATACACAGCACCTGTACGACCAATATTGGCCGCAGTCATCCATCTGTTCGGATAATGAGAAACTCCTGCCAGATGATGAAGGGGTGTGTGAATTGCACCAGACGCAACATCGGCTGGGGTATACATGATCGCCCCGGCGTTCGCCCCTGGGTATGAACGAGCTTCTTTACCGATTGCCACAAGGTCAGAGTTGCTACAGATGGCGAGAGTGATTCCTTTAGCGTCATCAGCGAACGAATCAGCAAGCAGCTTGATCTCTTCCATCGTTTCAATATAGTCGGTCCCGATTCCTGTGTGAGCGACATATTGGTTGTGCCAGTGATCCACGAAGTTGGTTTCATCGTACAATCGAGCCTGACCAAGGTACGCTGGCTCAGAAGCCTCTTGACCCTTGGGGCTATCGAACTGAAGTGCCCCGTTCTCAAGACCGGTGCTTGTTCCGGTCGCGAAATCTGGAGCCAAACTACTTAAGCCCTTTAGTGTTGACTCGTTGCCGATGTAGATTTGGCGAAGCACCTTGTTTTTGGTGTCCGTCATTGCGGCGGTAACCGTATCTTGCACCAAGCGCTTAGCTTCTGCTGGGTCGGAGGCTCTGTCGCGATCAACGTGAGGAATAATGAGTGGCTTAAGAAACTTAGCCCAGTCACCCGTCAGCGATCCGAATGTTTCCTTCTTAACCAAAGGAACATTGATGTTCGATGAGTTGATCTCCGTGAGGTCGGAGTGACCTGACTTGATTCTTACCATCTTGATTGACGAGCCACCTGATCGCTTCACCCGATTAGCATCGAGCAATTTCTTCATTAGGGGGTCGGCAGCGTAGAATGAATTCACAACAGACTTAGTTACAAGCTGCTGAACCGTGCGATTTGCGTATTCGAGGAGTGCCATTTCTGAAGTTCCTGTAAAGGGGTGGCGCGAGTTGTGTCTCAGTCACCCATGAAATTGGGTCAACGCTCAACCCTTCAAAAGGTGGTCGTGTTGGTTCAAAATATCCTCAAACGACATGTCCTCTGGGTCCAGAGTTGGCATAGAGGAGGCGCGCTGGCCGTCCACAACCAAGCTCTGAGCGGAGAACGCGCTTACGGGTTCCGAACGTAACGCTTGAGCGGGGGCCGCTGGTGGCTCTGCGGCCTTAGGTGCCGGTTCAGCTTTGTTCCTGAACACAGTAAACTTCCAAGACTCATTCATTTTATCGTAGATGGTATCCCCTTTGTATCGGGAATAAAACGTATCGTCTGCCATCTCAGCGGCCCATGCCTGACGAATCTTCTCGGGATACCTGTCAAAGTCAGGATGCTCTTGTTGAAACAACCTCTGAGCCAAGGCGATATTCTCGGACGCCAGCGAGGTGAACCCGCCCCGATATTTTTCAAGCTCTTGAGAAACAACCTTTGTGTCACCGCTCGAATCAACACTATCTATCAGGTTGTGGAACGCCGCCCTTGCTTCCTGCAACTCTGAAAGCGCTGCATCCACCTTGCCTCTTTCAGCATCCCACTCCTTAACCTTCGCCTCGTGAAGGTCTTTGATGCGAGCAAAGTGGGCACGTGCGGCCTCAGGGACAGTCTCAACATCTAAAGCGCTAATCGACTCCCAAGAGTCGGCGTCTGGCCAAGGGTTGTTAGCAACAGGTACTGTCTCTATTGCTGAATCACCAGCCGGTGTTTCCGGTGCCTGGGAGGTTTCGGACGTACTTTGGTCCAGGGGCGGCGGCTCCGGTTGGGCTTCCAGGGTCGGCGGGGATGGACTCGACTCCGCTTGGCCCAAGGCCTCCTGGGCCTGCTCCACCTGTGGCTGCTCCACCTGGGGCTGCTCCACCTGCTCCTGATCCGCTTGCTGCAACGACATTCATAAACTCCAAAAGTTCATTCGGATTACCTAAGTCTACAGAAATCCCAGCTTGTTGGACAAGAATCTGGAGGGCTTGTAGAATTTCAGGAGTCAGCACGCTGCCTGTAGTCTTTAACAGGCCAGCCGCGACAAGTCTCTCCGTTACCGCAGAAACAAGTTCTGGGGGCGCGTTCGGTGGTGGACTGCCTGCTGATGGGGCTGATGGGGCGGCGGGGTCTTGGGGGTTATCCATATCATACCTCAGTGGGTGGTGTAATAGACGCTTCGTCAGTAAGGTTCTTCCATCGTGAATACTGGGATTCTCCCCAGCCAGTCTTAGCTTTAATGTCGGTCTTATTGATGTGCTCTGTTGCCGCCTCTAATCCTTCCCTTTCACGAATATTCCGAATATCACTCTGGTCATCCAAGAGGTTTGATATATTCCGTTTGTATTCCGCAGTACCCGACTCGACCCTCTTCCAGCCCTTAGACTCCTCGTACCGCTCAAGATCGCGACCACTCCTAAACCTAAGCTCGTTACCCCGGTCTCTCAGAACAGGGTTGTCAGACTGCCTCAACCTGTGCCCAGCGGCCCTCTGCTTAGGGGTAAACATCTGGCGCTCTAAGTCATCAAGCTGGTGGCCTTCAAGCCCACCAACGCGAAACGCAGCAATAACCACACGTCCCGCTGACTCATCGCAGAATCTGCACGGTAGCGTATCTTCTACGGGGTCCCCGCAAAGGAACACCTCCTCGAAAACACCACTACAAGATGAGCACTTAAAATCAAAGACCGGCATTCAATACAACCCTAAGGTTTGGAATATGCTTGAACTCACATTCATCGCCTCATCTTCGGGAAGCCCGGCGTCCATCAGCATACCAACCACCTTGGTAACATCTTCCTCGGGCTGCTCTTCATCGCCCTGCTCAGCAACATGAGAGGCCCAGTCCTCCCCAGACATGTCCCCCATCTCTTCCCCATCGCTGATGAGAATCAGAAGTCCGAGGCTTTCCTCGTCACCGTTCTTTGCTTTATTGGCTAATTCTTTTTTATCATATTTCATGGTTAATCCTTTCAGGTGCCAGGAGTCAATGTTGGGGGTATGGGCGCCGGGAATGGGAGGGCCTCGGCTTGGGGTTGTTGTTCTTGGGCAGCGGCTTCAGCCATCATTGCTGCTTCAGCTTCAGTATCTTCTTTATTCTTAAGGATGCTCGGTCTGAACCCAAACAAGTCGAACACTTCTCTACTGAACTCAGCCCAGTCGATGTGATCGATCATCGGAGTGGCGGACATCTCCCCGATCAGTTGTATCAGGTTAGCCCGGCGAGCATTCCGGTCCTCCATGAGTGGGCTGAACGGCAGGACTCGCAACTTCGGTGTTATTGAGAGAAGCTCCATTGATAATGTGATCGGGTCCACATCCACCTGGGCATGGGACGCCAAGGAGATCATGTCGATGTTTGACACCTTTGGGTTCTGAACAGCCCAACGAACAATCTCCCCACCCTTCTCAAACCCAGAGCGAACAAATTTCACTAACTTCCGAACTCGCTTTCCGAGCCTTCCCTCGTCGCGGGCCATCAGTAACGAGACCTCTGCGGCTGTTCTGATGTTTTTAACAACACCCCGACCAGCGTCTAACTCACCAGCGATGCGGCGGATGTGCTGTTCAGATGCTGACAGGTGAGCATTGAAATCAAAAGTTGTTGGCATCTCGGGAGAAACAAAAATGTAGTCTGAGATTCTACCACCAGCCGGACGACTTACCGGTGCTGGCTCCCATGTCTTAGCGCGTGCCCACTTCCTCCACGACTCTTCGTCCGCGAACAACTCCCTGTCCACCAACATTCGTCGAGGCAAACGGCGGACGATCTCTCGACGCGCCGAGACCTGCTCGTTGATTTGTTTTTGGGTTGGGGCAAGCAGGCTGACATCAGGAATTCCTTTTGTTTGCCCCACTGACGGGTGCCACGTCAGCACATCATACGGATTACCATAAGGTGCCTGGCTCTTCATCAGTATTTGGCGCGTTGGGACGTGGACATGATAGAACATCGGAGGGTTGGCTCGAAGATCCCAATACTCGTGAAGAGTCACGAATTCTTTCAAGCCAGAATCTTTAAGCCGCTCGCTCTCGTCCCACCCCATATCCTCTCGCTGGCCCATCGCTCTGGGGTACGTGTCTGCCTTGATGCCCTTCCCTCGTTGGAGCTTGTAGACCTTATTCTTGATTCGAGACCTGAAGTCATCAACGTGAAGAACAAACCTCTCAGCCACCCAGTCGATGTCTTCCCATCTTGTGGCGTTACCGTCCCAAACAACCTCCCATGGTTGCTTGATTCTCCAGATGACGCGACCCAGCTTTGCTGACCAGCTTGCTTTTCTGACTGCCCCGCCGCGAAACAGGCAGGCGTTGATCACTGAGTTCTCCACCATATCATCCATGGAGTCGGCATCTGCCATCCAGTTCAGCACCGCAGCTAAACGTCGCCCAGCGAACGCGGGATCGTTCTCTCGGGTTGGTGTTGGTCCGCTGTTTTGTCGCGTGTCGAGCCACTCACACTGGGGGAGATCCATACTCAAGGCAGCACAAAGCGTATCTATGATTGGGAATATCTCGTTCTGGTGCGCTGCGTATGTCTTCGTTTCTTTGCTTGATGCGTAGCCATCGCCAGACCAAAACGTCCCACGCCAGTAGGCTAAGTTCCTTGTGTCCTCATCAGCTATTTCTTTCGCATAGTGTTGTTCATGCTGAGAGATCAGGCCTGTTATCCGTAGAACCTCTTTCTCTAACTTTTCTTTTGTGCTCACAGGTGATCCCCCCAAGGTGTTTCAGAGCGAGTCGAACCAGGCTCAATGCGTTCCATTAACTTTTCCCATGCTATCTGCGCTTCTTGTGCGGGACTAACTCTCTCATTGCCCCAACGTCCACCCAGCGGAGTATGTTGGTAGGCCCAAGCTGCGCCAGCCCAAGCGTTAGCGAGGTCGAAGTGGCCGCCTGAAGAATCACGGCGCTTGCCCCATGTGCCCCGGTAATTCATAAGCTGCTTAATGCTTCTTGTTGAATGTATCGTTAAGGAGCCATCAACAATCAGGTCCTGCAACGCACCCTCAGCCGCTCGCTTAGACTTCTCGGATGACCACCAACCTGGAATGCTGGCGCTTCCGCCACCCACCCTTCGTGATGCTCTATGGTACACCCGGCGATACTTGATGTTTGGGTTATCCACAAGGTGAGACAGAATCCCCTCACCAACACCATTGGCCTCAACATACAAGGTTGCGTTGTTATATTTCCGGCCAGTCTGGGCGAGAAAGTTCGACATTTCCCATGCGTTCTTGTGGCCAAGAAACTCACCAACCTGCGAACAATCAGTAACATCCAATACGACTGCGGCAAAAAGGTCTCGCTTCGACCAACTCGCGGCAGGGTCACAGAAAATAATATATTTGTGGCCATCGACTGGTTCTTGGTATTGGACCCACTCCTCCGAGCTTGCGCTCAGATTTGTTCCACCGTCTATCTTGTGAAGCATTTGACGGAGTCTTGTTCTGTCATATATGGCTTCGCCTGGGGATAACCAGCAGTCCGCCTCATCAATCGGGTACTCTGCCCTAAACCTTGTGAGCCGGTACGCACATTTAGGTAAACCAACCTGTTGCATCCAAACCGCTTGGGCTGTTGTCATTTGTGGATGCGAGTCCCAATACTCTTGAATGACCTTGGTTGGCTTCCATCCTGGCTGAGGTGGCTCTCTATACTCTGTTATCATTGTCCATGGGATGAAGCATTTTAACCACTGGCTGTTCGGTCTTTCAGCTTCCTTGCAAACCAAGTGGAGTTGGTCATCGAGGTGGCGGGGAGTGCTTTCCGCCATAATGAACCCGCCCTTATCGGGAACTGCATTACGTGCTGAAATCCAAGCATCTTCACCAGCAGCATCAGCCCACGAGGAAACCTCAGTGGCGAGCAGCACCTGGATTGTGTCACCACGCAATGGTTCGTCGTCCTGCACGGACGCTATATCGATCCGTGAATCAATACGGGGAAACTCCAGTGTTCGCTTAACCCTTCCATGACGCTCGGGCCTGATCGACTTTGGGGTTGAGCGCCAGTACCTGTTGGCCATCTCAGCCAGGTTTCGGGCGGTGGGTTTACGGTGAGCGAGGATTGAACACCAACAACCTCGACGAAACGCGGCGTGCTGGTAAACAATCCCAGTAAAGAATGACGAAGACCCTGTTTGGCGACTCTTGATGTGGACTAACCATTTCCTCTCAGCTACCGCACGCCGTACCGCAGCAGCCATCACCAATTGGTGAGGCCATAAGTTAAACGGGATAAGCCCCTGAGTCTTCGATCTTACCTTCAACATTGGTAAGAACCGCACAGGATCCCAGAAGTCAGGGTCTTTGGGGCTAACAACTCCCACTATTTTCCGCCTTGGAACATCTTGAACGGACCACTTGCTGTAAGCTCAAGGGCAGCAGAAGACTCTTCTGCTGATTCAGTCTTAGGGTTGGCTCGGCGTCTGGAGTCCAAGATCCCTCGGGCCTCCCTTAATAGAGTCGATGCGCCCTTGATCTCCTCAAGGGTAACGGGGCTGGATGACGGAACCAAGTACCTGTTGAAAAGATCTTCGGTCGCCATAAGAAGCCCGTCGTATGTCCTAAGCGAATACCTCTCATCGAGTGGCTGCTTCACTGGTGGTTCATTCTTTTCCGACATTTCTATTCTCCTGTAAGGCCGTCATTAATGCTTCTGGCGTCAGCCCTGAGTCTGGGAAAAGCTCACACAAACCAAAGACAAACCCTTGGTCTTCACCCAATGTTCTTATTGATCGTTGGATTGAGGCGTGGATGGCCTGTTTACTCACACCCTCGCTTCGACCAATCACACTGATATTGTCGCCCTCAACCCAACGAGTCATCCGTCGAAGCTGGACATCTGATAGGCAGCGCCTCATTGGTCGATGAATGGACCGATGTATCTTTCCGTTGTTGCCTTGCAGGTCTCGCAGAAGCGGTGCGCGGGCAGCCAACCATTCAAGCATCTGGTCCACATTCACTGTTCCGCGTGGAGAAAGTACAACTTCCCGATACCCGCTACGTTCGCGCTTTGACAAAAAGGAGTTAATAGCTTCTCTGATTTGATCCTGGACCGAGCCTTCTCCGCTCAGTAAACTATCATACATTCCTTGCGAAACTCTAAGGTGTACCCGCCTTTTTTTAGGAGTCCTACTCATGGCCCGTTCCTCGACACGAAACTCTTCTAAGAGCCTGAAGAAAAGCTCTACGAAATCTCTCACCATACCCACCCAGGAGGGTGTGGCTGAAGCAGCAAAACCAAAGAAAGCAGCCCCACCAGTTGCTCTCCAGAAACCAAAAGCGTTGAACACTGAATCGTTTGAACTGACCCTCAGCCAAGGCGGCGTCCAGGTGAGCATGATGATTCAAAGATCGAGAGCCAGGCAAGTGATTAGAGCCGTACAAAAACGGAACCTCCAAGCCCTTCCCCTCACCATTGTTGATGATAGCGGCTTGGCTCACACGTTCAGGTCCATTGATCACATCACCTACCCGGCTGACTTGCTTGCTTCTGATGAAAAGCTGACCAGCATCTAAGGCCATTTGGGTGGCTCCTTTGGAGGCAGCCTCTGTGAGGTTGCCTCCTCAAGAAAAGTCTCAGCCTCAGACGAGCCGTTCTCCAGAAGTTCAGAGTGTAGGTTTCTAAGCCTCTTGGCTTCGCTGTACAGTTTAGGCATGGCTGAAAGAACAGCCGCCAGCCGTGGTGCGTCGAGGGGGTTGTTAGCAACAACAAGATCTCCGTCGCCTATATCGCAACAGAAGCCTTGGCCAGGAAACCAACCGACAACCATCTTGGTTCCCTCGACGGACTCATCAACAACCTTGGCTGGAATGTACAGACCATCCCCCTTAAATAAGCGGCGACATCGGGTCAAAAGCATCAAGGCGCGCTTCCCTGCGGCCTCGTACCTCTCCCTGTTCTTCTTCTGTTCCATTGTTCTCCCGAATAAATTTTGCAGCAAACGCCTCCAACGGGAGGGCTATGTCCGCTGAGCTAAGCTCAAGTGCGCGGAGAATCTCTTCTTGCTCCATCCTGGTTGCTTTATTTTTCTCGGAACGAGCGACAATAAAGCAGCGACGGCGACCAAGGGCTTGCGCTAACCAGTCAAGATCGAGAGATCGTAGGTGTAAAATCCACCTAACTCTGAACCAAAACTCATTCGGGTTGACTGATGGCACCAACGTAACTCACTTTGAGGATTCTGCATGAAATCAAAAAAGCCTCTCCATACGTGGGGAAGTAAAGGCGTCGGCAAAAACCCGAAGAGCGGGGACTGTAAGCTCAGCGCCAAGTGGAAGAACGGGGACCGGAAGCTCGGTCGAACCATGGGGTCGTTCTGGCACGCCCACCCCAACAGCAAGATGGTTAAGAAACTTCGCATATGCTATGCCGGGGTCGTCACCATAGGCATGGTTCCGCACCACCTTGGGGTTGTGGCTTGGAAGCCGTGGATATTCCTGTCCAGGTATAATGAAATATGGAAACTTGATGGGGCCTCGCTGGATGATGGTAACAGAATACCACCACCAGGCGGACTAAAGCCACCACAACAGAAGATTTGGGCAGACGGAATAGCCAGGTTGGTGGCGGATGCGCTGACACCAAAGAAAGAACTCATCATAATGAACGAGGCTAAAAGGCGTTACCATGCCCTTGTTGCTGCCCTTGTGAATGAGAGGTGCATCAAGGCGGCGACGTATGGGAGAAAGCGGACTCCAACAGCATACGCTAAGGGTGTGAGTGGAGACTGGGTTGCCGCCGACCTCCTTAGGCCGAGAGAACCAACCTTAATGCACGCCCTAATGACGGCGTTGGTTCTTGCTCTACCTGCTGAGCGGGCAAGCGAGCTAATCAAGCTCGGGGCGTGGCTTGAGTATAGGATACCCCTATTCAACTCCGAAAGCTCAATGGCTCTGTATCATAACGCATGCTGGCAGCTTTCTCGCCTGTGCCCAACATGGCACGCGGAGAGCTTCCTGTGCGACTGGAACCTTCTTGGTCCACTGGATTCCATGTTCTACAACCAGTTCTTAAGAACGATGGGAGTGGCTTCTGCACGCGAGTTACCCATAGAGAGCATAGCTGGGTGCGGTGTCAACTACGGTGCAGAAGCCCCAGAGTGGAGAACTGATGCATCAAGGTGCTCTTCGTTCACCGTTGAAAGTGAAGAGCAAGCAAGACACAAAATGTATGAAGAAGAATGGGAGGAGTAACACGGCGGTGGGCCAACGGAGTGGCCTTGCCTGCTCCCACCTGTTGTGGCAGGTGGGTTCGACCGCAGTATTTGCAAAGCGCAAAAACCCAGCCGCCGTGTTCTCCACAATAGCACTATCCGTATCCGCAGGCCAGAAGATTAACCAACAAGTTCAAGCTCAAGGCTTTGCTGGTATCCAGGGGACACCCCAAGCTGGGCCTTACGCATCGCGGATTCAATCTCTGCCTCATTAACCGTCCGATAAATCTTAAGCATCATCTCAACAGAGTGCCCAAGGATTTGAGCAGCGGTGGCAACATCTACCCCAGACCGAGCCATTGTATCCGCCGCTAAGCGGCGCAGGCCGTGCGGGGAGAACGGTTTGATGCCGAGGTCCTTGCAGGCCTTGCGGACCTGGCGAGAGACCGCCTGGCGACGACCTGGGTGGCCATCAACATGGTCAGGGTAGTTGCCGACATTAAACACCCTGTCACATCCACCTGTTTGGGGAGAACGGAACTCCATTAACGATTTGCAGAGCCTGTCGGATAGGCTCACCTTTCTTGTTTTCCTGGTCTTCGTCTTGGTGAACTCCACCCAACCGCCATCAAGATCAATGTTTTGCCACCTCAGATCCATCACCGCTGAAATCCTCGCGCCGGTAGACCAGGCAGTCAAGAACGCCAACTGGATGTCGTTTCGGCGGACACAGTCACGCTCAACAGATGATTGGGAACCAATGCTCTGGTACACCAACTCACACTCTTCATTTGTTGGTGTTCGATGACTGTACGTGTACGCGGACGAGTTCCCTGGAGAAGGCCTTGTTGGCAACTTAACCTTAGGGAAATCCACAACACTAAACCGTATCTTCTTCCTGGGGTAGGCCCAAGCTATAGCCTGCTTTATAATACCGTAATCATAACTGATGGTGTTGGGAGACAGGCCCTTGAGCATACAGTTATCCACAAAGTTATCCACAAGGCAGACATCAGTGAGAGCGGTAACCGGCATCGGTCCCAACTCTGACCGCTTAATCCTTTTGGCTGACTGGCCTCTGGTAGCAACAGACCCAGAAGCGCACTGGCTCCTGGGTCGTTTTTGCTGGTACTCCATCCAACAGTCAAGCAGATCGCTTACGGTGATTGGTTGGCCCTTCACCGGCTTAGCGCGATGAACGCCAGTGATTATCATACGGCTGGCCTCCAGCATCGCATCCTCACTGCTGAGCCACCCTATGCTTCGGGTAGATGGAGAACCAGAACTACCGGGCGGATACCACTCGACGCGCCAGCGCCAAAGGTTTCCCTTTGGGCCAGCCATGCATCGAACAGTTAGCTTACCTACCTTGAACGGTTTTTGTTTACTCAAGAGAACCTCCTATCCATGTGTAACCACAAGGGTGACACATGTAAAGGGGGACTCCTTAGAAAGGTATGCCGTCGTCGTAACCGAACCCCTGGTTATTGGCCTTCGGGGCGCGTTGTGATGGAGAGGCTTCGTCTCTTGGATTGTTTAGAAACTTAACCTGCTCCGCAACAATCTCGGTCTTGTATCGTTCCGCCCCCTCTTTATCAGTCCACTTACGGGTCTGGAGGCGGCCCTCAATGTAGACTTGCTTACCTTTGCTGAGGTATTTACCGATGGCTTCAGCGGTGTTGCCGAACGCAACAACTGAATGCCATTCAGTGTGGTTGCCCCACTCTCCCTCAGGGTCTCTTCGCCGTTCATTTGTGGCGATACGCAGATTGCAAACAGCCGCGCCGGAGCGGGTCTCTCTGAGTTCTGGGTCGCTTCCAAGGTTCCCTACGATGATTGCTTTGTTTACTGTCATATGCAGTCTCCTTTTTATTCAAGATCTGCGAGCAAGGCAGTCCACTCTTCAGTGCTCACCGTCGAGTACACGATGTTGATGAGCTTTGCGAGCAGGCGAGCCATGCCGATTGTTGTTGTTGGAAATAAGAGGCAGTAATCTGACTCTTTGATATTGTTTGAGGTAACACAAACAAGATTGTTATCCACATCCTTACCAAGATTAACAAGGATGGTGCTGACCTCAAAATCGAAGGCATACCAACTCTCGTCTTCAAAATCCTCATCTTCCCCAATGGGTATGATTACGGTCTTGGCAATAATGGGGTCGAACTCATCAGCCATTAGTCTGAGTTGTACCGATTGGAAACATAAACCGGGGTCAGCTTGGCTCGGTTTATCTTCCATTCGGTGTGCCTTTCATTTGAGCGTAGAAAGATCTCATCCATCTTCTTGGACTCTACCGGCCTCGCCAAACGAAAGGCTGCGGCCATGTATACCCACTGATTCTTCGGGAAGTCCCGCACTATCCATTTCAAGAAGTCGTCTTCTGTCTTAAAGGAGTCAGGCTTAACGTCTTCCCGTTCACAGAAGAACTCCCGAAAGAATATCTCAGTCTCATTAGATAAGAATAAATGGTCGGCCTTATCCGTCCATTGGTGATCGTTGAAGCGGAACGCCATATTGCAGACGACATTGCTGAGCCTTGGGGATACCTTGAAACTTTCTGGTAGAGCCATGTTCACCTCAATAGGGTAAAGAAGATCCCCCCGGCAAAGGTCAAAACGACCAAAGCATCCCGGCATGCCGTGCTGAACCCGAATAAGGTTATTTCTCCGCGAAGAACATTTATCCTTGCTAACCCTCGCCGGGGAGGGCGAGTGAATGAGATGCCGGGGGGATCAAAAAGGTTGATTGATTGGAGGGCGGTTATCATACCGACCCTTCAGAGACAGTTATCTTGCATACAGGTGGGGGGTTGTGCTTCAGCTTTCCAGCTTCAAGGTTAGCGATGAACCGTTCTCGGTTCTTCTCCGTCCATGTTGATGGCCGACCGTACCCAACGATTTCACAAAAGGCGGAGATTTCCTCAATCTTGTACCCACAATCACGCAAAGACACGGCGAACTTGGCTGAATCGAAGTCCTTACTGTGTTTCGGTTTGTGCTTCTTGTCCTTCCTTAACGCCTTTCTTTTGACTACAGCCTCGGAGACCTTGGTGGCTATTGGTCGAGGGTCCTTGACTTCATTAAGACTTAAAAGCCCAGTGCTGATGTCGTTATGGATCTTACCCCTCTCCTTTTCGCTTGTGTTCTCCCATGTGTCCAGATGTCGGTACTTGAGCCACGCATCAAGCTCATCAACGGTGAGACCGTAGTCTGAGAACATGCGCTCAGTTGCCGATGGCTTCGCAACCTTAGGCGGAGCAGCCTTGGGTGGGGCAGCCTTACGCGCTGGACCCCTATCCCTTTGCGGACGGGCGTTTCTCTGGTTCTTCTTGCCCATGTCGCGCTCTTCAGCGTCCATGTCCTCAGATGCCAGCATAAGGGCAGCGAGCAGCCCGTAACGCCGAGCGAATGTTACCGCACCCCCGAGCTTCTGCGGCCCGCTCAGGCTCTTGTTATCCATAGAAACAATAGGGTAGCGAGACTTCAACCACTCCCCAGACTTGTGAAACAGCACAGTCTCGACTTCCCGAACGGATGTTGCCT